GCGGCCTTCTTGAATTGCTTAGCTGTAGGCGCGCCTTTCTCGCCGGGCTTGCGCATCTTTTCGCCAGAGCCGGCCTTGATGCGCTTACGCTTAGCATGAATGTTGGCATATAAGCCTTTCTTACTTGCTGCCATATCGCTTACTCCGCTTCTTGGCTCTGCACTTACCGCTCGCCTTGCAAAGTGATGGTGTTGGAAAGCCCGCACAAGGGTTTGAATCCTTTATTTGCCACGTTTCTTCCCCTTTCTCTTCTTACCGTAACCACATGCCATTACTTTCTCCTCGACTTAGTGCCGGAACATTTCCAGCGCTTACGTGAAAGCCTCAGTGGTGAATTAGGATTGGCAGCCGCTTTCGGGTGTTTCTTCATCTGACCAGAAGAGCGCGCACAATAGGCATCACCTTTACTGGTTCCGGGCCGTACTCGCGACTTACCATCCTTGGCCTTACCGGCTTGCCCATACGAAACTTTCTTGCCGGAGGCCGTAACCTTAACTTTTGCCTTACCTTTTCTCGGTGTAGCCATATTATACCACCTCAGCGCTTCTGATACTTACCGCGAGCGTACTCTACCGCCATACGAGCCAATTCTTCATCTGTGGCTCGCTCACCAGAAAATGCATCAATGCCTGCCACATTCTCATAATAGTCTTGGATTGAGTCTTCCGGTCTATCGCCGTAGTCCATGTATTGATAAGCGCGCGCTTGCTCTTTCGTTATCTGAGGATCTAGTCCGCTACGAGCCGCCCAGTCATAACCGCCGGCATAATTGATAGCCATATCAAGAACGCCACGGTCTACTCGTTGGCCAATATCAGGGTATTGCCGCTCTATTTCACGCTTGATGATGTCTGGATATGCGCCATGCTTTAAGCGCGTCATAGGGCCGCCAGACAAGATGTGTGCGTCTTTGAAAAAGTCTAATAACCCGTAATCTTCATATGGGTTTGGCATATCACAACACCAAGTCGAATAATGCTTGTTGGTTTAACGTGCCAGTGCGCGCGCCCGCTCCCAGCTCTAATAAGCCGCGAACCAAAGTTTCGGGGACGCCTGTAAATGCTGGGCTATAACCACCAAAGAAACCCTCACGCTCTTCTGGGTCTAATGAGCGCTTGATCGGCAAGATATCGCTGTAATTGTAAGACTCAGTGTCTTTTTGAGGCAGGCGCTCCAATAGGCCCTCAGACTCTTCCATAGCTTTAATCGCCGCTAATGAAGCCAAAGGGTTGCTCTGGATGTCCACATCCGGCTTGCCTGTTTTCAAGTACCGATTAATGCCTTCGAGCCAACTCTCATCAGCTTTTTGATACAGCTTAGGATCCATCATTAATGAGCCTAATTGGCTGCTTGGCGACCGGCCTTTCTGTTGCATCCACTTGAACGTATCAGGAAACATCACATTTGCCGGTAGCGATTCTAATAAGCCGCCGATGTAGTCTCCCGGAATGATAGTGTCATAGCTCTGATGCAAGCCTTCCTCAACATATGTCTTTTCGCCGGGCATTGCCCTCATAACGCCGAAGCCAGAGTCCCCGCGCGAAATATTCTCTAACCCAGGTCGAGTGACGGCCTCTACCGCATCTCGCCTTACAGCAAATCCCATGTCTCGATACTTCGCCTTATCCATAGTATCGATGAAATCTATGCGTAACGCGCCACTGCCTTTGCGCTGGAAATCGCCTGTTCCCATGAGCTGATCTAACGCACGAGGGTCATCTAGACCAACCCAATCGGGCCGTATCTTGCGCAGCTCTCGATCAAACTCAGCCGCGCTTTTCTTCGCCACTCCTGCTGATTGCGTTTGTTTGAACATAAGCTCAGCAATTGGCGTAGCAAAATTAAACGATGGATCGGCTCCAGCCGTGTAAACGCCAGCGACTTTATCGGTGCCAGTCTGGTCAGCCGCGAAGTCAAAGTTGGCCTGCTTGCGTTTCGCCGCATCACCCATGGACATATAACCGCGCCCGGTTCCTTGATAACGCTGTGAGTAATCAACGCCACCATGCGACTCAGCCGGGACATCTAGATCAAGCCCACGTAATCGACTTACTTCCCCGATCGCCGTTTTGTCACCGAATACCGGCACTAAGGTGTAATCAAGAAGATCTTCTGGCTCTAAAATATTGCGCTCGCCGATATCTAGCGCAGTAAATAACGTCTCTCCAGCAAGTCGCTGCTCTTCACGACGTCGAACTGCCGGCGATGATTTGAGTGTTTTCTCATACTTTGTGCGCGCAGACTTTACGGCAGAAGGGTTGTTAGCAGACTCTTCTTTTAGAAAGCCCAGCCTAATGAGATTGGCTACCTCAACGCCTGCGTCGAGTAGGCCCTTTATCTTACCCGCCATGCTGAAGCGCCTCGCATAACTCGCAGACAATGGCTATTTCCACCTCAACCATTTCGGAACGATCGCCACGTTCGCCACAGCTCATACACTCGAATTCAGTATCAGTAGCCATAAAGCCTCCAATGTGAAGACCCGATTATATCAGACAATGCTTTTTAAGAATGCCACCCAATGTGTGTTTGCTTTCTTGCCGCTACGATGACCATACAACGGCTTCTCTGGCGTCAAAGCCAAAACCTCTCGCAGAGGGATATCCACTTCATTCCATTTAAATATTAGTGTGCCATTGAGCTTCAATACACGGAAGCACTCAGCAAATCCTAGTCGCAAATCATCCTGCCACGTATCTTTATCTAGCGAGCCATAACTAAAGCCAGTAACAGACTTCATAGATATATTGCGAACGTGTGGAGGATCAAAAACGACATGATGAAATGATTCGTTTTCATATGGCATATCACGAAAATCATGTAGCTCGTCAGGCTGTACCGATTTGGGACTTCTACCCTGAGCCGATGGCAAATGACTTATTCCCATCACGCCCTCTCTGCAATCAGCAAATAAGCAACGATCATCATGTTTGTCGAACCACATCATGCGGCCACCACAACAGGCATCTAGAACAATTTTCATACAATCCCTGCAAGATTCCTACGGATAGGTTCACCCCAGTCTGAGGTCTTCCTGTATCCGATAGCGAGATAGCGGAATGCATCCGCACAGTGTGATGTCCAGTCGTGTAAGGGCCGCTCATTCCAGACCATCATCGACTCGTTGTACTGCCGGCGATACTGCCTGAGGCAATCGATACCCTTCTCGCATTTGTCCTTGTCAAAGTAGCATAGATCGAGCATAGACCTGACCGCTTGGATGCCATCGTCTACGTTAAGCTGCGGTGCAATCTGTACCGGGCGTACACCTAAGTTATCTAAAACCTCTAGCCGTGACCGGCCACTGCCTAGCTCCCTGACCCGGACATCATGCGGAAGAATGTGCTGGTCATACACGTAGCCTTTCTCTTGTAGGATGCGTGCGTAGTGATCTAGCCCAACCCCAGAGTTCTCGTAGTAATCAATGAGCCTCACTTCAGGGCCGACAAACTGAGCGAACCAGATGGCCGTAGAATCACCTACACCTAAGTCCCATGCCGTCACCTACACCTACTGACCGCTCGTATGGCACACGATCTATCCTGTTCTCGTGTAAGGCGTTAGCCATCTCCTGCGTGTAGTACGCGCCCTCTGAGAAGATCCTGAAGTCACCCTCCCAGATATGATCGTAAACATCCGGGCGCTTCTTGAGGTCTTCCTGACGCTCTTGTTCTAGCACATGAGGGAACCACGGATTATCCCGCCAGTTCATCTCTATGATCTTGCACTGCTCAGGCTCATTAACCCGGAATCGATGGTGCGTAGCAGAGTGCTTGTTCTCAGGGTTCCACGTTACCCATATCTCAGAGTCGTCCTCTCGCACTGTAGGGATAAGCTTCTGCCAAGCCGTCTCAGTAACAGTCTCAGCCTCATCGACCCAGCACAGTAGAATACGGGCCTTCGACTTGATGCTATCGAGGTTCCTGCGTAGGCCGGCAAACACGTATGTGATCCTACCGTCCCGGCTACGAATGTATCGCTCGCCTATCTCGTAGTAATCCATGAGGCAAGGAACTGAGCGGATAGCTGACTTGACCTCTTCCATAGAGGATTCATCGAGTGAGTTAAGGTGTTCACGAGCGCATAGGATCTGACCTTGCTTACCAGCTACGCCCCAACGCATACCCCATACGGCAGTCATTAGAGCGAATGAGCGAGTCTTAGCGCTTCCCCGGCCACCGTATGAGCAACGGTATCTAGCCTCGCCTGTAAAGAGGCTGGCTAGTTTAGGCGGTAGTTCAATCGAGACCTTTTGCGACAAGTTCAATCACCATTGGTGGAGTCATGGAACCATCGCTACTTGTTAAGTCAGCATCGACTTGCTTGAGATCAGGTAGCGTCTTAGCGAGCATCTTGAGTCCGTAGTTCAGCCTGTGTCTTCTTCTGCTGAACCTTAGCTGCGAAGTGCTCGTCCTTCTTAGGGTCAAGCTCGCCGATTTGATCAATTAAATCAAAGATGTATTCGGCCTTACCCCTAATGCTTAATGCGCGTCTGTTTTCTTCATCCTTCACAGCGCGAACTTTCTGCCGTCTAGTAGCTGCCACCGTACTAATCCTCTTCTGGGTGCGGTATTGAGTCGGCCCAGTACAGCCCCATGCTGTGTCCTGCCCGTATCTCTCCGTCCATAATGTCACTAAAAGTAAGAGGCCAAGATTCCACAGTCATGTCGTCGAATGCGACAAGCACCGTTCTCTCGTTCTTAGGCATGTTGCCCGGTCGTACCGGATACCACTGGATACCAACCACTTGCAGCATACTATCGCCTCACTGCTAATGACGCCCCAATTCTAAGACTTATCCACAGACTCATCAACTGGCACAGGATCTTTAGTGAATATCGACTCCCCGTACCGCTCGTACTGCCTTAGATACTTCCTCATGGTGTCGTAGTGTACACCCATGAGTTGAGAGATAGACCAAGTGTCTACGCCTCGGTTAGAAAGAGACATTGCCTCCTGCATTTGCTCGCTGTTGAGCTTCACAACTAATCCCCAGATTTTTGTAGTCAGGCCAGTGCCCAGCACAAACCATATTAGTGTAGTGCGCCTCTTCTGCAAGCGCGTCTTCGTAGTCGCCGTTACCAACGACGCCCATAGCCACTACCAATATCAAGAACACGATTACTATTGTTGACCATGCGTCCGTCGATAATTCCTTCATAGTAAGCCCTCATTTTTTTGTTGTTGCGCAGCTTCTTCAGTGCCGCGGTCTCGATTTGCTTTACACGCTGTCTGGATATGCCTAGCTCATAGGCAACTTCGGTAAGCGTCATATAGTTATTAGGGTTGATTGGCGCAGTCATGACGTCCTTGTGTTACCTGTTTTATTTTTTTAATCCGCACGGGCAAGTCTTCAACGTCAAACTCATTAAGTTGCGGGAACTCCAACTCGATGATGGACGCTACCTCGTGTTGGAGGTAATGCGCCCGGAGCAAGCTTAGAATGCGTATCTCGATATCAGCGTTCATAACAAAGGCCGCTTATGCGGCCATGTCAGTAAAGTAAGAAATCTCTGACTCAAGCACTATATCGAAGCGCTCTGGGTCAGCAAGGTACAGGTTGGTGGATAGCTCTGACGTTCGTATGGCAGTGCGTATCTCGTGCGTCCATTTGAGGCCCGCGCCAGCAACCGCCGAGCGGACTGCGAGCATTGCGTCTAGGCTTAGGTTGGTCATTGTGTCTCTCCCGTAAACTAGCCGGGACATCCCCGACACCCCTAATGTCTCATATACTGACACGGTGCGCAAGGTGGTTGAGCCATTTTTTTATTATTTTTCTCCAAGGCGTACAGCTTGCTCTGCAATCCTTAGCTTCAGCTCCACCTTAATATCTTCCAGCTCAATGCGGTTCTGCTTACACAGCTCACGCTTCTTATCGTTCAGCTCTCTGACCATCTCGATACCGTAGGTGTCTACCATGTACAGTGAGTAGTCATCATGCCGGCCACTGGCGTATTGGTTACAGCCTTTACACTGAGGGTGTATGTTCTCTTCGATTAGCTTCGTAGCAGTCCATTTGCGGCTAATAAAGTGCCCACCATCCATTTCCTTGTAGTGCTGTCGCTTCCCGCAGGTCACACAAGAGGCAAGCCCGTGCTCATCCGCAGCCTTCATTCTGACAAGCTTCTGGAGTAATACCGCGGCCTCTTCCCTTAGCTTGGCTACGGTCTTTTGCTTTTTCGGCTTTGTTGAAGTCGGCATAGGTTAAATTCCTTTCATCTGCTACCGCACGCTCCCATACACCACAGGTACAGCGGAAGCCTTGCAGGCGGTGAGGTTTCTCGTTGTAGAAAAATGGCATCATGACTGCATTGCAGACGATGCATCGACGCATGTGACTCATCGCCCGAATGGCACATCAATGTCGTGGGTCTCAGCGAGATGTCTTCCAATAACACGTTGCACGTCGTCGACCTCGTTAGTTAGTAGGTCAGCCGATGACTTCCTACCGAATAGTGCCTCTTGCACCTTGTCCCACATAATGAGCTTCACTAGCTCTTTGGTTGGTGAGATCGACATTGTCACGACCTGCTGCATATCCTTCCCCCGAGCATCCAGCTCCCTTGCGACATGCGCGCAGTAAGCATAGATGGCTTTGTTTTGTTGACTGGTGCGTGTTTGTGGCTTGATCTGATAGGTCAGCTTTTGATCCACATTAGCCATGATGTAGTTACATAGCTCACGCGCCTGATATTCGTTGTTTACTACCCAGTTATGGCTGCTCACGAGTTATTCTCTCCCCGGTCTTCGTGTAACACCGACCGTACTTGTTGAGGAAATACTCCTGATGCGTACCTAAGAAGTCGTGATAAAGCTCGTCTTCCAGCTCCATATCCCGAGAGCTAATTTTACCACCTTCCGACTTAAACTTCTGCGTGAAAGGTGAGCCACCACTATCGTTAGCACGCTTGAGCCAGTTGACCACAAACCTCGGGCCATTCACCTTCCGCTTGCTAGGATTCGCATCAGCCCAGTTAGCTATAGCCGCCAGCTCCTTATGGACATCGATCTTATCGTAGGCTCTCTGCCAGTTGATAATCTCTTCATCGCTTGGCTCGTAGTAAGTGCCGTCTTTTAGAATTATCACTGCACGTACTCCCTATCCTTGTAAAACACTTTTTTCATTTCCCAATGCATGAGGTGATCAGGAGGGAAAAACCACGGAGACTCCCGGCCATCGTCGTGCATTTCCAGCACTCTGAAAAAACTGCCTTTGTATCGGCTCTCCATGAACTCTGCCATTTCCTTGGCACTTTCCAAACTTGGATACATGCCATCCATCATGCCTGACCGCATATCTACAACTACGAACTGATTCATTATTTTCCGCCTCTTACTACTGAAAAATACTCTTCAGTTAATTCAATAAATTGTACGCCTGTCGCGTTGGCCCCACCCATGTCGAGCAGTGCATCACTGTACAAGCAAGTGAGATCCTCTATCCAATCTTTAAGAATATCTGCTCGCAGAAGGGCATCTTTATCCTCCCAACCATCACTTACGACAATCCCACCTTCACCGCCCCACTCACAGAGTCGAAGTCTTACTTCTTTACTTAATTTCATCCACACTTCCCCTTTTAATGCCAGAGCAGGCTCTGACATGAAGTTAGTCAATAATGACGAGCGTTAATTACTGTATCGAATCTTGTCATCTATCCGCTTGACCTGCTCTCGGCCAGCGGGGCGCATCATGAAGAGGGTCAACTCCGCTCCGGGGTTCTTCGGTTCCCCGGCCTAACGCCCAGTAATCTCTGACTTGAAGGAAAGAAGTGTGTAGAAAGGTAACAAGTTCTTACACATCGTAACGAGTTGTCACACGTTGTAACGTAACGTACAATACACACATCTTTTACTTCTAGCCGAGGTTGAAGATACCACAAGTTTGACCCCCTTAGTCAACATAGTGGAACTCCCGTGACTCCCCCTCTCTCGAGGGGGTTTCTTTTTTCAGGGACGTTTACATTGCAACGGCATAAACCATTCGGCAATCCGCACTGACTCACCAAATCGATTCAACACCGTCTTCCGCTCTGAGAAGATTGTGTGACCCTCTGCCCTCAGCTCAGAGATGCGTGCCGGGCACTCAATAACGCCTAGCTCGTGCCACGCACTCAGCCTAGTTAGCCGCTTACCGCTGTTTAGGTGCGATAAGATCCTTTTCTTCTGACTCATTGCTCTTTCTCCCGTAAGAACTCAGTAATTGGCACGCCAAAGTAATCAGCCAGCATGCCAAGTGTGTCCACTGAATCAATCTCTTGCCTCCAGCGGTATGTAGTGGCTCTAGAGACGTTTAACTGCGATCTGAGGTGTATGCCGGTATCATCGCCAGCGTCTCGTAGAAGATCACAGAAGCGCTCTGCGGCCACTTTAGAATGGGATATCACTATCATCTCCCTGATCTATCACCTGACGCGCCTGCTGCATGCCCTGCTTGTGGACATCATCTTTGAGCTTGGTAGTCAGACGCATGTAGGTGTTGCCATTCTTATCTTTAGCCAGCCACGCATTTAGCCAGTGGTCATTGCCATTGACGTCCATGTAGCTCCCCTTGTAATCAGGATGCTTCTCGTCGGCCTTCTTATCGTTCTTAAACAGAACGCCCCGGTTAGTGTTGTCATACTCCATTACTTATCTCCCTTTGGGTTTTGCTTCATGCACTTAACTTCGTGCGTTGTAAAAATGCCGCCCTTACTGGGGGCAAGGTTTAAAGCAAGCTTCACATCGTTTGGCGTTTCTTCGATGATCGCTCGCAACTGATCCCATTCCTCATTGGCTATCGCTGTCTTGACATCAAGCACAAAGTCGATGTTCTCGCGCACTGCCTCGTTGTAAGCCAACAGTGCGGCGTGAGGTGATTCTTTGAAGTCTTCAGCCTCATCCTCTGAGTACACGTAACCGTGTAAACCGGCCAGCTTGAGGATCACCCGGTCTTTGGCGCGCTTCTCTGCCATAGCGAACGGGTAAGCGTTCTTGCAGTTGTTTGGCGCAACTTCACCGATTGACCAAGCCTCCATATCACCCAGCCTCCCGGTAACTTGAATCGCTACCTGATTGTTGACTGGGTCAGTGACTAAGTGGACGGGCGCATCAAAGGCAATGCCTTTCTTTGCCGCAATCTTCTCAAGCGCTTTGTGCAAGATGACGCGCGTGCCATGACAGTCCCAAGTAGAGGTCTTGGCTGTCTCGCCAATCTCTTTTAAAACATCAATAACAGGCTGTGGAATATCACTCATAATTAGGCTCCCTTTGCCATTTCTTCATAGGTCACATCTTCGTAACCCTGTTGTGGAGCTACACTCTGCGCATACTCCACGCGTGCAAGCTCTTCACCTGCCGCATACCCTTGTGAGAACGCATCAGACATGCGCGGCTTCAGCTCCATGTAGCGACCGTAATACCCGGTCTCAAAGCCTTGCCGAAACTCTCTAGCCAGTAACCGCATGGCATGCTCCCAGCTCTTCGTTAACACTTCTTCGTAATCAATCATTACGCTCCCCCTTGAGCTTCATCGATTGGTGATAGCCGTTGTAATAGGCATCTGTTTTGTACTCTCCCGCAAGGATGTTTTCCTCGCAGTCAGTCCAGCCGGCAATAAACGCTTGCTCACACAGCTCTAAGTAATCCTGTAGCCGTGCATCCATCTCAGCCTCACCGACAGTCTTAGGCCGGTCAGTAATCCAGAACAGCGCATCCAGCTCTTCCTGACTCAGTAACTTATCGCTCATAGCGACATCCCCCTCTCATAATTATAAGCAGCCAGATCGTCAGGCTCGCCCATCTGGGCGTTGTGGTTATGTGATTCCTCAACCAGATACTTCTCAAGGAACCAGCGACAGCCATCCCAGTACAAGTCACGCGTAGTGTTAACCCACGGCCCTGATGCCTGACTATCAACGAATAGATTCATAAGCCACTCAGCCATGTCCTTACGACACGACTGCTCAGCGGCCTTATAGAAAACCTCAAAAATGGCAGTAGACATCAACTCGTCGTAGTCATTAAGAAACGCCCACGCGACTAGCTCGCCACGCGTCTCGCCAACGATTAGATCGATGTCTGATTGCCAACCCGGAAACCTCTGATTGAGGTCATAGATATCAACGTACATAGCCTTCTCCCGTATGTGCTTAATTGCACATAAGAGATACTACATACATATAGCGTGTGTTGCAACATCTGACACAGATAGCGTGATAGCTACCTTGCTAGGTGTGTCGCCATAAGCGACAGCGGAGTGTTCTACGTGGAACTTAGGGGTACTCTCCAGTGCGGATCATGTGGGCTACTTCTTGCGCCCGGTTACCCACCTGACTGGCCCAGCGTGAGTCCAGAAAATGCTCAGCAGCATCTGCGTATGCACCAACAGCCATAGAGGATAGGGCGTTCTTAAAGTTAGCCAGTCGGCTGAGGCCCAAGTTGAAGCACATATTGATAAGTGCGTCTTGGCGTACCTCATCGAGATCAGAGAACCACGAGTACGTCTCTAGCTCTTTACGGCATCGCGTGATGTCATTCTTCAGCAGGTAGTCGATCTCGTCGTCAGACAAGCCAAGGCCAGAGTCGGCAATGTTACGGCCTACACCAATGGTCTCGTATCCCGCAGAGCAAAGGTATACGTGCTTGCGTACGCCTTCGTGGACTCTTAGTTGATCAGATAGCTTGCTCATTTTCCACCCGACTTACTAGCGCCGAAGTAAAAGCTCACCACAGAAGACACGATGCCCCCGAGATAACCCAGCACGAGGTTAACGACATTGAGGTCGTTGTCATCAGCAGGCTGGAGAGTAACGAGAAACACATACCCACCAAACAGCAGTATGGACAGAATAGCGATAGATCTTGCCGTCCAATCCTCTGAGAATGATTCTCTAGCATGTTGTGTATCCTTTGTTTCTAAGGAAAATACATCAACTTCAAGCTCTTTCATCCTGACTTCAAAGTCAAGTTCAGCCTTCTTGATCTCAGCCAGTTGCTCTGGTGTGGCCGTCTGTAGCGCCTTCTCAATCTTCTGTGGCGTAGGCTCACAACCTAGCACCTGTGCCAGCATGCCTGCCGCCGCGCCCCCTACAGGGCCACCAAGAGCCGCGCCAATAGTAGGAGCTAACTCACCAACCAAACCTTTGATTGCATCAAATTTCATCCTAAATACTCCAAGCCTTTTAATAGGCTAACCACGAGAACCGTGTTGCCCCAAATCATTCGTTCGAGTCGTTTAAACTGATTCCCACCGTCATCAAGTCGCTTTTCTATTCTGTCGAGCCTGTCGTCTATAGACTTACGCAGCACCTCACATTCTGCTTGGTGTATCTCTATGCGCTTTAATGCCTCTCCTGCTGTATCCATTACTTGTCCGCCAGTGGGTTGTCTAATGCTTTCTGGACTAGCGCCTCTAACCGCTCTTCCAGCTCCTTCATGTCTTGATCTTGAGAGGCTCGCAACTGCTCACGTCGCGTCTCGAATCGATCATCTGCCGCGTCTATCATCTCACGCGCATCTTTCTGCACAGCATCCATAGCGTCACGTAGCTCACGCGTATTACTTCGTACTAAATCTTCAGTGCGATCTGCCTGCTGTTCGATCCTGATTATATCATCGCGCAGACCATTTTTAATGTCCCGGCTATACTCCACGGCCTCAGTCACTTTGGTGTCCATGACTTCCATCTGCTGCTGGTATGCACCAAGATCTAACGTCGCGATCTCTTCGACCTTCTGATACATCAAGAACCCGCCATATAGCGTTCCACACAAGCTACTAACCACACCAAAGGCCGCAATACGCGCACCCCATGACATCTTGGACACATGCCCGGTTACCATCTTGACCTGATCTTCGATGTCTTCGCTCAATTCTCGAACTCCCCGTTGCCTTTAGCCATCGCACGGAGGTTATCAACCTCACGACGCAACTTCAGTACCTCTAGCTGCTTCTTCTCTAGCTCTAGCTTGTACAGGGTGTTGCAGTTAATTCTTTCCTCTGGGCCATCTAACGGTATGACAATGCGCGCATAGACGCCGATATCTTTCCGCTGTGGATTGATGGGGTCACGGCCAGAGAAGGGGTCTTCAGCATTGTTAATAATACCGGTGACGCCAAATTCTAAGTTCGTACCGCCACCTATCGCGTTAGAGCAATCTAAATCACCGGCCCGGAACTTATCTGATTGGTAGCTGGTCGGCCCACTAGGGAGCTGTAAGTTAAGTGAGTTGTTCTGCCCATACGCGCTGACGCACAGAAACGGCAGTAATAATGCGATCCTCTTCATAGTAACGGTGGCTTAAATTTAGAGCATATCCGCGAGGCAATCACCGTACCTTCTGAGTCATCGCGCCTTAACTTCGACTGCGAGCAAATGTAGCGCGCACGCTGCGCATCAGACTCTCTGACATACACGTCAAACCGTACGTGCGACAGGTACTCTACCTTCAATATGCGGTAGCCAGTGACAAATGGCACTGCTTTCCACTCGGCATCAAAGACGCCCACCTCATACCACTCCACATCCTGACGCTTATTAAACATCCGCATCTGCACCTGCATGACGTCGTCAACGTATGACGGCTTGAGGCGAGGATATGTTGGCAACATCTCATGCGCTTGAGCCAGAGAGGCCATCGCAAAAGCAAGTGTTGCATATACCGCTTTCATTAGTTGGCGATACATTCTGCCATCACAATAGCTCGATATTGACCGCCGGGGAGTGATCGACCGTACCCGTACTCCGCCTTGCTCGTTACCTTAAACCACGTAGAACCCGCGGTGTGTAGGTCAAACTCAGTCGTGTACTCGTACTGAATCTTATCGGTCTCGTAGTCAGACATAGCTGTATCTGAGACCTCGTTGACCTCAACGTCGGCAGTCCACACAACAATATCGTCTAGCGTAGGTGACGTGCTAAAGCTACTGGGAGCAATGACACGGGCCGTGTACGCCTCTCCTAGTGCAACGTCGTATCGAATGATGGGCATAACACCGCCATCTGCTGGCAATGTGCTTAATGTGCCGGCAGTCGGGTTGCCAAAGACACCGTTGATATCGGTATTGATTTGACACTTAGACTCTACGTTCCCGGTGATGATTGCCTCTTCCCCCAGCGCCGGAAGTGCTAACAGTGCAAGCGCACTAACTACTAATTTGTACATCGTTCATACCTCACTTGTATTGTGATTCGATCATTTTTTGGTGCAAGAGTTGTTGTGCAAGGCCATTACGCAAGCCCCGCGGGTTATCAGGTATATCTTTGCTTGGTAGCGCTACAACGTCCCGGTAAACGCCACCCTCTAGCTTTGCCGCATAATAGGGGTCAAATCGCATCTCGTTAGCCATCGCTGCAACCATAAAGTCTTGTGCTGACCCACTAGCGATATTTAACGCATTCTCTGAAGCCGCAAGCCCCTGCTCTAACCGGTCATCGGCCTCACGCTCTACCTCACGCCTGTTCTTGCCGTCTCGGTCGAATAGCTCAGGATCTGTCTCTTGTGTTGCCTCTAGCACCGCCTGATCATTCAGCGCGTCGTAGACATCTACCGGCTCAGGCTCAGGAATTGGAGGCAAATAGCCGGGGCATGAAGGGTCGCTCTGTGGGTCATAACAAGGGTCGTATTTGTATGTGTAAACCACGTTAGGCTCAGTCACTTGCCCTTGGCCCTCCACATCAATCGATCCATCGCCCCATAGCTGTATAGGGACGTCACCGACGGGTATCAGCTTGTTGATCGTATTACCGGGCAGGCCAGACCAATCGTCTGTCTCACGAAAGATATAACCGCTGTCTTGCGCATTTTGGTTCTGCACATGCACGACCATATCGTCTTCTGGGTCTTTAACTGCCGTGTATTGGTAAACAACGCCGGTTACCTGCAATCCCGCCTGCTCTGGCAGAACATTGCTCATAACCCAATTGAGGCCCGCAGAGGCCGCATTAGGCGTTGCCCCATAGATCGTCTCAGAGCAAGAGCAAGAGGCCCAGAACGCCAGCAACAGCGCTAGCGCCCTTGGTAGTATCGTCATTCGATTCACCTGTTTCCTCACTCACAGTTACAGCGGCAACTAATGTATCCGCCTCCCACGCAGCCTTTGCCTCGTCACCGATTAGTCCCTTGTAAGGGCACGGAGTACCGGCGTTCATCATGGCGTTGAAGACCTGCTCTGACCCAGAGCACATCGTGCTGACGGCAGCGACCTTCATTCCCATATCATATAAGGTTTTGGCCCGCTTCAAGGTGACACAGTTTTCCTCAGTTAGGGTCGTGCCCATTGAGATGCCAAGGATCTGTGTCTGAACGGCCCCGGCCACACCGACCGTGCATAGGTCTGAATTACCGCCGGAAATTATCTGAGGGGAAATAGCAGATGGAGGTGGCGTCTTTACCACAGTCTCCATCTTGCCATTTGTTGTAACCGTACTATTTGTGGTCGATTCGGTTACGATTGGTTCTTGTGCGTTTAGGCTGAGGGCCATCAACATCAACAACGGTGTACTCAGCATCAATAATGATTTCATTAACATCTCCTATGTACAGCCGCAGCAATGCGTCCCTGTCCTTAATTAACACCTCGATCTGTTGATTAAGAGCATTTATTTTTGCCTTGAGAGCCTTCTTAGACTTTGCCTTCGACAATGCGTAGCTTCTTAAAATCAGGATCGTTTAGCTTGCGCATAATAAGCTTGCTGCGACCATCACGATCATCCCAAGCCACATTCTCTTCCTTCATCCACTGCGCTAACAAGTGCATAGGAATAGAGCCGACACACCATGACTCTGGGAGCTTACCTGCGCCCATAGATCGCAACATTTGAGTGCGCTCTAAATACGGCGTGTTATCGAACTGCTTCTCAACGGTAAAAGTGCCGTCGTGATTGTTGCGGAAATTTTCTTTAACCTTCACTTGTAGACGCCTTCTTCTTTCGCGGAGTTGCTTTAGCTTTTGCCTTGGGCTTTGCTTTTGCTTTAGGCGCTTCGCATGGCTCTAAGTTATTGCTATAAGCTGCCGCTTTTTCTGCTGATAAATCTACCATGTCGCCTCGGACATGCTTCTTGCCGTCAATGAACAGCGCACCGATAGTTACCTTATACATACTCAGTCTCCAAAAAGAGGGGGCCGAAGCCCCCTATATGTCACTTCGATTAAGAAGTTGTGCAATCAGCGATCATGCCTGAAGCCTTCTCATTCTTACAAATGAGGGTCAGCTCAGTAGTCACCTGACGTGTAGTCGCATCACCAGTCTTCGCAAGTGCGATGTTCTTAGTTGGACGAAGAACACCAACAGCCCACATATCGTCTTGCATAATGAAGACGTCACGCGAACGGTTCTCACGCGATGGAATGAACTCTACTGTACCCCACAATCGTTATGCTTAGGCTCTTTATCCTAAGCTCTCCGGCTTTCGCTGGAGTATCGGACTATATCTTCATCCCGTAGGATGTCGCGCACTCGTGGGCCTTTACTGTCCCTGTGGGACTCCATGACCTAGTCTCTGAACCTTGAACGCATTGCTGCGAACCTTGGCTGCTGATTGGCATATCTTTCGACTTAGCTTTCCAGCAGTTCACGCGATTATCTCTCGCAACTTACGCTGCGGAGGCCCAAAGGTGTTTAGGCGTTACATACACATCCATGTGCTTGATAACACGCTCGTCTTCTGCCTTAACAGTTGAACGCTGGTTGTTGTTCCCGGCAAAGCCAAGAGCTACGTTCATCTGGAAAGCTGACAGATAGACAGAGTCAGGGTTTCCGCCTTGCTCCCAAATTGACTGCATTACGCTGTCAAAACGAGTCTGAGAGAAAGCAGCCTGAGTGCCGTCTGTACGTGCATCTGTACCGTCACCAGTAGCGTCTGCACCACCTGAACCGAAGTCAGTGTTGGTGATCATCCACGCTGGCGCACCAGCAAGCTCACGAGCTGTGGTTGAGTTACCAGCAGCGCGCGCGTTGTTGTCGAAAAGCGCCTTCTCAATGTCAAGCTTCTGCTCTTTAGCAGTCTTGAGCATTTGATAAGCAACTTCCGCTGCACGACCTGCCTTCTTCAGACCTTCGTCTGTGTCAGGAATAACTACTGCGTTCTTAAAGATCTGCGTGTAGTTGCCGAGACGTGAAGTCGCGGTACGCGCAGTTGCAGTAGTTGCATCGCCTTCAATGTGAGCGTTAGCCGCTGAAGAACGAAGCGAGTCAGTCTGCCACTCGTGAAGAGTGTTACTTGCTTTGACTTTTGCGCAAGCTGAATATAGTGGGGTTTCTTCCGGCGATACGTCATATATAACGTCTTCCAAATCTTCCCGGATACCGACAGCATCATAGCTGTCAAAGGTGTTGGTTGGCTGTGCCATGATAATTACCTCTATTCAAGAATTAAGCTCATAGCATCGTTGATGCTTCCTGAGCGTTTAAGTTTTGATCGAGCCTGTCTACCATCATTGCGATTTGAAGCTGTCTTCTTCGATCCAGCCTTAACAACCTTACGCTTAGGGCCTTTGGTAGCCTTTTCGACTGCCTTGTCTTTGCCCTGCATGATCTCTTGATACTTGATGGCGTCGTTCAATACACGTATTGCCCGGTGATCCATCACAGCGGAGATCTCTTCTGGCTGATAGCCATATACTTCTGTGCCCATTCTGAGCATAGACTCGCGTGTTTTGGTTGCCTTTTCTGGATCGGAGAACTCAGGCATAACCTGACGTAACGTCTCCATTTCGCGTTCTAGATAGGCTTGTTGTGCTTGCTGTTGAGCTTGTTGCTGGTAAGCAAGCGTTTGTTGCATTTGAGTCATATCTTGCTCGTATTTTTTTTGAGCGTCTTGATATGCCAAATTAGCTTCCATGTACCCAATCATGTCAGACTCATAGTCTTCCTTCTTGGGCTCCACTGGGGCTTGGGCAAATCCGGGTGCCTGCATCTGTTGATACAAGGCAAGTACCGCTTCGCCTGCCGATGCCAGTGTCGCATTAGCGGTTTCGGCTCTTTTCCGCAGGTCAGCGACCTCCTGCATGCCTTTCTGAATATACTTCTGACCACTATAACCACGCTGAAGCTCGTCTAGCGTTACCTCTGTCTCCGTTCCGTCAATTTTGACGGTGAAGGTATTGGGCTGCTCTGCGACCTCTTCCTCTTCGGGTTCGTAGTCTTCCTCTTCAGTGTCAGGCTGCTCTGCTACTTCTTCTTCTGATTCCTCTTCAGGTTGTTCAGAAACTTCAGCAACAGGCGCTTCCTCCTGCTCTTGTTCCTCGTTTTGAACGAGAAGGTCTACTGCCGATTCGATGCTGCCATCGAACTTTAATTCATCAGTCGTTTCCACGGTGCTGATCTCCTTTGTTGTCTATCGAACATCGCTTCATCCGAAAGGATGACTGCCATGCGATCTTCAATCTTCGCTAACGCCCTCACTATTTGATGGGCTTCCTCCCGGTCTTCCGAAGAAGAGTGCGGGTTTAGGAAGACATTGGCTGTGTCTTCTCTAATCTCGTCTAACAGCATATTGAACGATTCATCGTTCTGGAGGCGCTTAACGTGCGCCGCCCGATCCTTGATGTTCAAATCACATACCCATAGTTGGTCTAGGTGCATTCTGTAGCTGTTTAATTCTTTCGACATCTACTGCGGTGCCGTACTTGCCGATAATCTCCGCAGCAGCAATCAGTAAGTCTTGATCCATCTCATCGCGCTTGAGGTCGTCTGTCGCCATAGCCTTCTGCGCATCCAACAACATCTTCTGCTGATCAAGCTGTGACTTAGCCATGATCTTCATTTGATCAGACTGCATCTTAGCCTGCGCCTTCATCTGCTCAGCCTGTAGGTACGCCGCGTTTGGATCGCCCTGCTGTTGCTGACCTTGCGCCTGTTGCTGTTGCATCATCATCTGCTGCTCCATCTGCGGGTCGATAGGCATAAAGTAACGCTCGGAATTGCGTACGCCATTCACCGCAAGAATGTCAGACAGTGTATTCCTAATATTTGATAATGACACTACGCCGTTGCCGGGGCCGTAACTTTGGAATATCTGAATCTGCATTTGCAGCGCCTGATTCAGTACAGCGACTTTTTGGTCTTCGCGTCCAGTTCCGAGGCCGACGTTAATAGAAACATCCATGCCAACATTCCATGACCGGGGGTCAACTGGCACGTAACTTTGCCCTTGCAAGCGCATCATTTGCTCTTCATCGACGTTCTCAACCATGCACTTGAGCATGAGTTTAAACATCTGGCGCATACCGCCTTCTGCTAAGTTGCGAGCCATAACCTCGATTTGCGCCGCTTGAGCCTGCATCGTAGCCGCTACGGCTGTAGCAGTGGTGCTTTGTAGCGCATCGGGAGAAAGGCCAGTAGACGCCTTTGTGACACCGGTCTTGTCTTCTACCTGCTGATCAAAATACTGTAAGGCAGATAGGGTCTGACCAGCGACAAACGGGACGGCCTGCGGTTGTACAGCGCCTGACTGCTTTACTCGAATGATTCCGCCAATCTCGTTGTTCAGAATGTCGTCAATATTCACAGCGCCATCAACGATCTCTACGCGAGGGTTGTTGGTCAATGCGACGTTATCCAACACACCGCGAAGCATAGCTGTAGCGGCGTCTTGATCATTGAGAATGAGATCAGCAACTGATCGGCCATAGAATGTGTGTGGCTCAGGGTCTACCTCGAACACGGCAAACGGGATATGCCCACAAGGCTCAAAGTCCAATAGCTTGTACTGATTACCGCCCAATGTGACTTTATGCAGCGTCGGTACACCTGTGCCATTAGCATCAATCTTGATATATGCCTCTGTCACCGCCACTAGGCGCATTGAGGGGTCTTGTACGTCCTCGTCAGAGTAATCCTCTTCGTAGCCCCTACGCTGGTACTCCTCGACCTCAGAGAAGGTGTCAGAGTGCTGTAGGCCGCTTAGATCGTAGACGTCCTCGTAGTCATAACCCATAGAAACCAGATCGCCCACACGCATTTCAGTGCGATGCGCAACACAGTAGTAATCGTCGATAGAGCGAGAGTTACGATCGATGAAAAACTCTTCGGGCGGTACGCTTTCCACGCACATCTTGCCGCGATCAACCGTGCGCGCAATCTTGAGATCATGCCGGGGAGATTCCATCTCCATGCCGAACTCATCCATCTCCATGACCATCTTGGTCGTATGCTTGATAACCTCGACGTTATCCTCGTTAACCAAGACGGAAAACTCCATCTCGTTAAGATCTTGGAAATCAAAAATTTCTTGCTCTTGGTAAGTGTCCCAATAGATTTTGGCAACTCCAACCTTTTTGACCAGCGCATCGTGAAAGACATCGTTAAGCACCCGGTAACCGTTTAGCTCATTGAACTGGTAGTGCATGTACTTTGTGGCTTGCTCAGCCATCTGCACGTCTTCTTGGCTGCGCGGAACAAACTCTACAGGCTTGTCAGTTGATAAAAACACGCGCATGAGAGAAGGCTTGATAGCGCGGATAGTGTCCCGCACCTTAGTCGATACGACCTTCGATCGGCCCTCTTCCTCGCCTACGTCAGTCTCACCATCAAAGTAACGCTGAGCCTTAATCCGGTCTTCAGCAATCTCAGATTCACAGAAATCAACAGCATCCTGCACAGCCTCGCGTGCAATGCCCTCAATGTCCTGCTCTGTCATTGGTTTTAAATCCATCTTACTGCTCCGAATCTAGTATCAACATAGGCGCTAACTCAGATGAAGCCGGCACAGTAGCACGCTGCAAAACTCTGCTTACAAATCCAGCCTTATCTGCTGTCACTTTACCTTTTTGCATGGCCTCAGCCACAATCATTAGTGCCTCTTCTGCGTCACGCCCTCGTATTGTCGTCAATGTGTCTGCGACTTCTCTAAAGATTTCCGACCGACGAGCCTGCATAGATTCGTCGGTTTCGCCGGTTAAAAACTGTATAACACGCTGACCAGCCTTAACTGGCTCACCTCTTGCCGCTGATCTGATAACGCCGGGAGCTGTCAACTCGTCGATCATCTTTAAAATATCCTGACGTTGCCCAGTTTTACTTCCCACGGCTAACTCGCCTTGCAGCTCAAAGGCAGACCTAATTTCAGTAAGCTTTTTCATCAATGTGTTATATCGCTGCGCAGGCAATAACATTTCAAGCTTCTGCTTATTTGCAGCGCTACTAAGCTCTCGCAATAGCTTACGAGCGGCGCCAACAGACTCTACATCGCCCTGATTAATAGACATTTTGACGTTAGCCATGATTTCGTCAATTTGGTTACGCAAGCCCAATCGCATGGCGTTTAGCTCTGTGGCCGATGCGCCGCGCACTGCCTCCATAACCTCTTCACGAGTAACATTGGCATTTAGCAGTCTGACTCCCATTTCACCAGAAAGCCTTTCTCGTATTGCGTCACCGCCACGTCTTACCGCTTGATCATATTGGGGAACAGCATCCCCTAACGCACCGCGCAACTCTCCCGCCAAAGCGTTCAGTTTGCCACCAACACCTTGGGGCTTGGTAGCTAGCGCTGGCATAAAATCGGGCCCATAAGCAATGTCTTGCAGTGCGCGCTTCAAATAATCAAGCTGCACCACATTAGGCATTTCCTCAAAAACGACCCCGCCATCGTCACCGATGATTGCCCTCATTTGCTGATTACGCACGCCATCTATCTGCATTAGATCATTAGCAGCCGCAAACGCTCGCTGCTTGTACTGATCGGGTATTCTTTCTAAAACAGTTTCTATTCGCTGACCTGCCGCGCTTAGATAATCAATCGGCTGTGCGTAAGCTTCTGCGTAAGCGAGGCGCGTCATAGGGCCATGTCGAGCCGCCGCCTCTTCTGCCGCAGTTCGCATTCCGGTAGGCTCCCTGCCTAGCGCGCGCGTCATCGCACCGCCTAACTGCTCTGACTCTTGCTGCACTCTTTCAGTAACAGCTCTCTCAGCAGCAACACGACCTGATCCTGCCGCTGTCATTGATGCATCTAAAACCGCCGCAACAGCCTTATCAGCATCTGCTAACATGCCGGCCTCACCCGCTCTACGTAGATTTGCTATAGCTTGATCTAAGCTCCCGCCCTCTCTTGCTAAGGTCTGACCTACAATTGTTGCCGCCTCTCGCGATATACCTAGCTCTTTCGCAACTTCACTGACAGCACGGCGATCTGATAGGGCAGAGCCTACTCCGCGAGCAAATATGTTAGTTAGGAAGCCGATAGGGCCACTGGCTACGGCAGACACAGCCGCAGTTGGCAGCGCTTCCATAAATCTTTCGCCAACAGTGCCTTCCGAAGCGCCCATTCCACTAGCAAGACCTTCTGCGCCACCAAAAGCAGTTGCAGCTACACCAGCTTCTAATGGTGTATCAATCGCGCGCTCAAGCCTTGAGATTCCGGGGATGAGTCCACCAGCAGGGGCGGTAGAGATTGCGGCGCCAGTGCGCGCTGCCATTGCTGTACCGGGGAATGCTGTAGCTGTGGCCTCTTGCAAGCGCTCCATTTCGGCACGACTCTCGGGGCTAACGACGCCAACAGCTTCTGGGATTGACTCACCAACGAATGGGATGCCTTGCGTAAAAGTTGCAGCAGCAGCCTCAAGCGGTCTTTTTTGCACGTAGGATTGCGCCATCTGCTTTTCGAGAAACGTATCAAGAGATCCGCCAGCTTGAATTTCATCAGCAATAGCAGAAATCGTGGTTGGGTCAGTTGTGGAAAATTTTGGCGAAACGAATGCGCGTTGACCATCACGCTCTTCTAAGCGACCGCCTTCTGCTTGAAATAAAGCTTGCTCTTCATATCGTCGACGTTGCTGTGCAAGGTACTCTTGTTGCGCTGGTGTTGTCATTTAACTTTATCCTCTACGCAAAAATTCATCTCTTACTTGCTGCCGCTCAGATGCCGGCACTCTTTTCCACTCTTCTTCTGGATATCCAGCCGGGCGTTGCACTGGGGTCAAATCGAGTAGCTGTGGTGCTTCAATTTTACTATACCGAGAGCCTTTAGGCTGGTTCATGGCGTTTTCAATATACGTAAACTGCCCTCTTTCTACTGCTTCGTTGTAGCGATTGATCGCCTTTCTGGCGTATTTCGCTCGTAGCCGTGCCATTTTTTCAATGGTTTCTGGCTCCATCGTGGTCGTTCCTGTCAGAACTTCACGTAAGAACTCTCTTTCGGCTGGCGTATCCAATCCCCTCGCACCAATGCCAAGCGCCTTAATGGCTCCGAATACATCTGTTCCAAGCATAGAATTCAGTAGATCAGTATCAGATGCGCGCGAAGCAGCGTCCATATTCCCAGTCAAGGCGAGCAAACGATCTTTAAATTGCAACGCAGGGTTAGCCAAACCTAAATTTAAATTTCCTCTTTGCAGCAAGCTCAAAGTTTCGTTACTTTTGTTGATAGTATCGAGCGCTGTGCGTGCCGCGCTTTGCATTGCCGCATCCGACTCAAAAGTTGCTTTATAGATTGCGCCGCGAGCAGGGTCAGGCATATTTATGCTGGTTCCCGCTGCCTCGCCCTCTATAACTTGCTTAATTGCATCAGCGCGCGACATTCCCGTACTTATTAATGCGGCCACTTTTTGCATGAATACTGAAGGCGCTTTAGGCGCTCTCATAGCCTCTTCAGCCAACGCCATGACTAATCGTGGAGAATTTCTTAACTGCTGTATTTGCTCTGGAGTATACCCTTCCAATGCGCCTCTTTGTTCTAATAGCTGTAATGCTACTTCTGTATCTTGGAAGCTTTGACGGCGCTTTTGTACGCCTTCCGCTCTTGCCTGCACTGACTTAACCAAACTTGGGTCAGGCTGAAAGCGCATAGAATTTAAGGCTGCAACAATTTGAGCATTACGCACAGGATCTTGCAGCGCATCTAAGGCTCCACGGCCTAAACGGCTAAGCAGTCCCGGCGCTTCTGGTTTAGCAGTCGTAGAGCCGCCGCTAACACTAGTAGCAGGTCGCATTGCCTGCTCACGTTGTTGCATAAATCGTTGCTCAGCCGCACGTGCTTGAGGTGTATTTGCCGCTTGCTGTGCCGCAAGCATCTGCATCATACGGCGCTCTTCTTCGTCTTTCATGCCGGTCATAGGCTGTCCGCTTGTTGTGTTTCCCATAACTTTATCCTTTAACCCATGCCTAAGATTTTCATGAACTTTTGAATTTTTTCCATATCGACGCCGCCACCTTGTTGCGTGTCAACGCCCATCATTCCCGCTCCTGCTGAGGTCATTACCGGGTGCGTCGGCTGCTGCAAAAGCCCGCCGCCCGCCATAAGCTGAGCCGGTTGCGCAACACTAAAAGGTTGTTGTAGTGACGCCGCAGCAACACCCATTCTACCCAAGGCTTTACGCGCTTCTTCATCTTGCAACATATCCAGCAAACCTTTGAGTGTTTGTTGTTGCTGTGGGTTTTGATCAGTCGCCACCATATTTATCCCCCGGGGAACATCGATGCGCCAAGCGTCAGATAGTCAAAGAGACCGGGCTGACGTGAAGTTGTACTAGACTGCGGTGTAGGTGTGGCACCCAGTGCCTGAGCGTAGTAACCAAGCGCTTGAGCTGGGTAGTTACGGAAGCCTTCAAACTGCTGACGTGCCGCATTCATGATTTGCTGCTGGAGCTGTTGCTGCATAGCACCTTGCTGAGACATTTGCTGCTGTACTGTCTGACCCATGCCAAAGCCAAGGTTGGCCAAGTTAGCCAGTTGAGAAGCCGCGCCCATACGTTGCTGTGAGCCTGACAATCCTGCCGCCTGATTAGCAAGCTGCGCCTGCATGCTCTGGCCCAATCCAAACTCTTGTGCGCGTGCCTGAGCCGCTTGGTTAGCCGAGTTGAGCTTGTATGCCTTGACCGCCTGCAAACTCTCCAAAGCGCTGACGTGCGGCCTGATTAGCCAATGCCGCCTGCATGCCTTGTTGAGATCCAAATTCGCCCAATCTTTGACGGGCAGCCTGATTCGCAAGTTGGGCTTGAATACTTTGCCCTCCACCAAACTCTGCCGCTCTTGCTTGGGCTGCTTGGTTAGCAAGCTGTGTCTGGACGTCTTGCTGCGCACCGAACTCACCAAAGCGCTGTCTAGCCGCCTGATTGGCCAACTGAGCTTGGATGCTCTGTCCTGCCCCAAATTCAGCAGATCTTGCTTGCGCTTGCTGGTTAGCTAATTGCGCTTGAATGTCTTGTCCGGCACCAAATTCGCCAAATCGCTGTCTTGCAGCTTGATTTGCTAATGCAGCTTGCATGCCCTGTTGCGCACCGAACTCCCCAAACCGTTGCCGCGCCGCTTGGTTGGCAAGTTGAGTCTGAACATCCTGTTGTGCGCCAAACTCACCGAATCTTTGTCTAGCAGGCTTGGTTTGCTAATTGAGCCTGTAGACCTTGGCCAAGACCAAACTCAGACGCACGAGCACCCATTTGAGCTTGCTGCCCCGCAGCCTGTAGAGCCTGACCGAATCCCTGCTGACGTAGTGCTGCCGCAGTGCTCGCGCCTTGCTCCATTGCAGATCGAGCCAGCTCTGCTTCTTGGATAGCCTGACGTGAGCCACCGAATGCTTTAGCCGCAGCGAACTGTGACCCCTAGTTGGTTAGCTTGCATCTGACGCTGACGCTCAATATCACCTAGTGCACCAGAAACCACCTGCTGCTCAAAGGGGTTAACGAACTGACCAATGTTTCCCGCTATGCTGGGAGCCTGTATATCCCATGCCAGTAACGTCACCAGCATATGGTCCTTGTCGCTGATGTTACGTCTCCAGCGTATGGCCCAGTAATAGCGCCAACATCACCAGCGTAACGCATGCTTGGCGCATCTACTGCTCTTGCCGTGTAGCCTGTACCACGGACGTCGCCAGCGTAACCCACGCTTGGAGCCCCAACTTGCGCAGGCGGTATAACCTGTACCGCGGACGTCACCAGCATACCCCGTACGAGGCGCAGCTACATCACCAGCGTAACCGCCGGTCGTTGGAGATACATCACTTGCTTGATAGCCGAACCCTCTTACTGGAGAAGGCTGAAAGCCCATCTCTCTGCGAGTTGCGCCCATAGCTTGCTGGAGGCCGCCTGATGCTTGCTGATATACATTTGGTTGTGCAGGCGCCTTGCTGACCACCACCCTTGCCGCCTGATGCTGGAGTTGGGCCGCCGCCAATCTCATTTGGAAATGGGCTGGGATTTGCGCTTTCATCGAAGTCACGAGTACCACCTAAATATCCCATCCCAGTTCGCTCATTAAAGTCAGGTGTACCGCCGGCGTACATCTGCCCCATGCCTATTGCGTTAGGCGCTGGCTTGATTCCTGCTGTGGGAGTGCCGCTCGCAAGCATTTGTTGTGGCATGCCTTTGGTAGGCATCATGCCCGGCCCGGTTGCTGATCCTGCCATTCTTAGTTACCTCCGCCTTTCACAGGATTAAATCCCGAGGGTGTAGGGCGCAATCCGCCATATGTTGGTGTGGTCGACTGTAAGCCTGCTACTTGCTGCTGTAGTGCCGCTATCTGACTCGCTAGTCCGCTAGGATCGAATTGTTGGAAACTTCCTATCTGACTCTCTAAGCCACTGAGTCGCTGCTGTAGACCGCTAGGATCGAACTGGCTCATGCCACCCAACCGTTTCTCTAACCCCGATATTTGAGACTGCAAACCGCTAGGGTCGAACTGACCCATGCCTGCGAGCCTTTCTTGATTAGCATTTATCTGGGCTTGCAAGCCGCTAGGGTCGAACTGATTCATTCCGCCAAGGCGTTGCTCTAAGCCGGAAATCTGTTGCTGTAAGCCGCTAGGATCAAACTGACCTAAACCTGATAGTCTTCGCTCATTCGCTGCAATTTGAGCTTGTAACCCACTAGGATCGAATTGATTCATGCCTCCGAGTCGCTGCTCCAGACCAGAAATTTGACCTTGCAAACCTGAAGGATCAAAAGTCGGGCGCTCACGTAAGGAAGCTATTTGCGCTTGCAGTTCGCTTGGGTCAAATGGCTGGTATCCACCAAGCTGAGTTTCTACGCCCGCCAAGCGCTCTTGCAAGCCTGACGGATCGAACTGGCTAATTCCACCGAGCCTGCCTTCGATACCGGCTATCCGCTCGTTTATCCCAGAGGGGTCAAACTGGCTCATGCCGCCGATGCGGCCTTCAATGCCTGCTATTCTTTCATTGATGCCTGAAGGATCAAACTGACCCATGCCGCCGATGCGCTCTTGGTTAGCTAAAATCTGTGCTTGAAGCCCAGATGGGTCGAACTGTGTCATTCCCCCTACTCGACCCTCTATCCCAGCGATTCGTTCGTTTATGCTAGACGGATCAAACTGCGTCATGCCGCCGATGCGCTCTTGATTAGCCAAGATTTGAGCCTGTAGGCCAGATGGGTCAAAATCAGATATTCCGCCTACTCTGCCTTCTAGCCCAGCAAGACGCGCAGTTAAGTCGCTAGGGTCAAATGATTCGCGACCGCGCAACTCTCTTATATCTTGTTGCAAGCTAGATGGGTCAAAGGGCGTTATACCGGAGAAACGGCCTTCCAATCCGGAAATGCGCTCATTAATGCCGGACGGGTCAAAAGCAGGCTGGGTTCGCATTTGATCTACTTGCTCTTGCAGTTGTTGCATCTGCTGAGATATGCCACGACCACCAGCAGCTGAACTTAGCTCAGGGTCAAAAAAGTCAACCATTCCGCCAAAACCAGAAGGGTATCCATCTGTGCCACTGAAGACAGGGTAAGTGTTACCGCCTCCGGGCTGAAAAGGATTTCCAAAAGGGTACGTGCTAACGCCTTCGCCGCCACCGGGAGATGGGAAAAAGCCGCCGTCTACAGGGGCGGGAGGCTCGCCCGCTACAGGTGGCGTTAGGGTGGGCAAGTTTCGATAAGCAGCAAACTGAGTTGGGCTGCGTGTTGCAAGCTCACCTAGCGCCTCTTCTAGTAATCCACCTGAGCCATATCCCCTCAAGCCACCGTCATAGAAATCAGCGCGAGGCATACCTGCTAGTGGGTCAAAGCCGGGGCCGGCCAGACCAAAAGCCTCTGCTGCACCGCCAGTGGCACGCATGGCCTGCTCTTGTAATGGAGAGAATGCTGCTACTTCTGGGCCGTAGTAGGGCAGATAACCCATACCAGCCGTCTTTTGCGCTCGTCGTAGGTTTTCCTTTGCCGCCGCCTCAATGAACGGTGGGATTGTTACCTCTGTTGACTGACTACCACCTTTTCCACCTGACATATCAAAGTTCCTTTGCTAATACTGTGTAGGCTTCTTCATAGCCCTTGTCCTTCAGCACTCTAGCCCAGCCTTTGCGTCCCGCGATTGTCATAGCAGTGCAACCGTTCATTCGTGCAAAATCAGCCGCAGAACTATCCATATCTACGATCTGATCTAACTCACCCCCAGCTAAAAAGATATGTAAAACCTTCTTGTTGGGGTACTTAATAATCTCTGTTACCGCACATCCTCGTGGTGCCGGCCAAAACTGCATTCTTCCTTCCGCAACAGCCTCAACCACGTCTTCGATAGTGTGCGTGCCATTTGCTCTTTCCAAAGCTGCCTCTAACCAAGACTGACACCGCACTAATTCTTCTACTATGGTTGCCAATTATATCACCTATGGACTCGTATGATTGTTAAAGTCGTCGCAGGACATGCCGGCTCATCCGAAATGCCGCTTGCCGCAAACGCTTTTAATGACGCGTTTGTACTATCTGCCGCCGTTGCAACCTCAAGGTAATCATCTGCATCGACCTTGATAATCGCCGTTCGACTTACAACTGTGGTCTCTGAGTTGCCGTGTAGCGCCGTCCTGATTGTGCTACCGCCTAAGTTAGTTCCATTAATCTTCGGCCAAAACACGAACTCCACAGTGCTACTACTTGACGAGAAGATTTGCGCAGAGAAGCTGACCAAGTAATAACCAGCTTCACCAAATGCTATCTGTGATCCGCTTTGCGTGAGGCCCGTGTTGTTGCTCCCCGCAGTGTAGGTTAATTCATACGTTGTATCCGCCGCGGCGTAGGCATAATCAGAAGTGATGGCAAAGTCGCCATGACCATCCGCTAAGACGATCTGCTTGAACTCACCGCCGCTAGAGACGACCGGGTAGCCTGTAGAGTCCCACAAGATAACACCGTCATCTTTCGCGCTAGAGCTTGCGTTTTTATATGCGAGCTGCGAGCGCACCCGATTTAGGTAGTCGTTTAGTCGCTCACCCCAAGGCTTCCACTCTGGGCCGCCGGGAGGTGGAGGTGAAGCGCCACCGCTCACCGACGCCCTCCGGGCTTAACGTCTAGTCTCATATTGCCTACACGGAAGTCAGTCAAATCACTGCCTGTAAGCCTCATGCGGAGCTGTCTGCCGGTGAACCTTACGCTGGTAGGGTTGGTCATGGTAAACGGCCCGTGAGAGCTTTCTGCGGCGTTAGGGTAGAAGCGCGTCTTAAATGTAGCGGTGACTTGGCCCTGCGTCTTTTCATCAGGTATCACCTCAGTGACACGCACGACGTTTTCGCCTTCGCCTACAAAGATAGGCCCGCTCTCCACAAAAATCTCATCGCCATCGTGCGACAGAGAGACTTCATGGTTGAAGACATTTGCATCGGAATCGAACCACATGGGGTATCGGAACACGCCGCGATCGACTGCTGCCGTGCGAGATAGATGACCGATCATCCAAAACTGTTGCTGGTAGTTATAAGAGACGTAGCGGTTGTTCTCTTGAGAATCTCGCGATGGGTAGAACCACCAAACCTCACCATACTGTGAGTTATGCACTGCACAGACCTTTGACGCCTGCGAGTTGTTGATATCGTCAAACACGTAGTCTGCGACATCACATGGGATCTCTTGTACTGCTGAGCCGTTGTAAATGAAGAACGACTTCTGACCCATCCAGAACGCGCCCTCATCTACTGCCACGGCTGATGCACGCGATATGCCACCACACGCCGTACCAGCACGCTCGAAGCCGTACACTACCGGTGGCCCAGAATAAGATGCCACATGTGCGTCAGTGGTTGTAATGATTAATGCCCGGCCACGAATACGGATGCCCTGCATGATCTTGCCAGAGGTCTGCAATTCGATATCACCGGCCTCGTTGGTCGCAGCAGGCGTCCACGTATCAATATCTTCTCGATCTGACCACTGCACCTTACGTGGGTTACCGCCGGCCCCAAGACAGAAGACAAAGCGCTCTTCAGTTACAAGGATAGATGTGTTGCCGGTAGGCGCATTTGCGACAACAGCCGCATCTGTAGCGCTATCGAGCTGCCACTGGTAAAGCTTGCCATCATCGCTAGAGCACGCAACAAGATACTCGCCCCAGTTATCCAGCGACCACGTAGTGCATTCTGTAGGGATGCCAGCAACCCGGCTCGTGCCGTAGTATTCGTTGCCGTAGAAGTTACCGCCAAAACCCAGATTCTCAACTGCATTGACGTTGCCTGAGGTCAGTCCAGCAGGCGTAATATCTACAATCGTGTTGGAATCTAGTGCCGTAAACAGGTTGTCCGCAGTGCCAAAGGCATAGTGAATGTCACCTGAGTTATCTAGCCACGTAACAGCGCCACGGGGCGGTTGTGACGCCGCCGCAGCTTTTCTGGTATCCCAGCCGCCAACAGGTCGCAAAGAGTTGTTTCGCCATCTTATGAGGCTAGCATCTCTCCAACGACCCGATGACTCTAGGTCTGTTCCGTTCCGTACAATCCCCGGTGGGATATCCAGAGTTATGAGAGGCATCAATCCTCCTGATCAGCAACCTCAGCGTAATCGGCATCTGTAATAACTTCCTGCTCTAGCGCTTCTGCTAAACGCTGAATGAAGGCATCACGACCGACTGCTAGTTGATCTACATTAAACCTAGCACTCGCTAACTTGCGATCTAGATCATTTACGTGGTTCAAGAGTAGCTGCTGCTGATCGGTAAAATCTTCAACGTAATACTCTTTGTCGTTCACGGTGATTGGGGTCTTTTCATTTTTTCCCATCGTCGTTACTCCAAGTTGTGGTTAATTAATTACCAAGGCATCCCATTTGCAGACACAGGGTTTTTCTGTGATTCGATGTTGGCTGTCAGTGCCGCCTCAGTAGCGTCTTGATCAACTGACTCGTGTACCCAGCCCAATACAGTAGCTTCTGTCAGGCTGTCGTAAGCTACAAAGCCGTCAGCATCAGCATCGGGTGTAAAGCCTACAGTGCCGTATGAGGATGCAGAGTAGGTCACAGCGTCATCGCCAGTGCCAACAGTTTCAGATTCAGTAACACGCCAGTGTGCAACGGTTACACCGCCGTCTGCCACGTTACGCTCAAGGTTTGCGATTGTCCATGTAGCCATTAGGCTTCTCCTTCAAGTTGTGCAACTCTGGCACGTAGTGATTGAATTTCTTTTACAAGCATAGGTACTAGCTTTGAGTAGTCTACGCCCATCATGTCTTCTTCGGTTGCGCCTTCAGACACTGCCTCTGGTGCAACGCTTTGTAGCTCCTGAGCAACCATGCCGTACTTCTGGTGTGAACCGTCAGCCTTCCAGTCGAACGAACGTACTTGGATAGCATCAATGTCCTCAGAAGCAGAAGGTGCGTCTACGATGTTTTCTTTGAGGCGTTGGTCTGATGAAGTGTTGTAGGCTGTTGATGAGCCGCTAGTTGTAATAGTACCAACTAAGCCATTTGTATTACTAATGGCGGCGGCTGTAGATGTTGCTGATGTGTTTGTTGCAAGAGAGATTGCATATCTTGTTCCGTCATTGAAGGCTACGATAGCCCCTGATATAGATAAACCATTTGGCGTACTATCAGTAGTACCAACCAGCAAGTTGCCTTCCTTGGTCAGCCTCATTTTTTCGTTTGTTCCAGCAGTCCCATTACGTGTTCGGAAAATAAATCCCGCACTGTTAGAGCCGCCGCCAGAATGCGAAGCAGTTAATTTAACAAACCCTGTTTCCGTTCTAGCTTCTAAAATCTCAGCCGAATTACCGCCAAGATTTATCCCGTTTGACAGGTGAAGGTCTTTGAAGCGGCTTGAGGCGTACCCCAAGTCAATAGCGGCATCTCTGTCAGTTTGGTTAGTTTGGTCAATCGGAGTAAATCTTTCGTTTGTGCTGTCAAAGAACAAACCAACATCATTAGAGCCGATTGAAAGTCTGCTTGATGTGGTACCAATACTACCGACTGTGGTGCCGTTTTTGCGGAATACTGCAATGTCACCATCGTTAGCCTGACGATTTAACTGAAGCGGTGCGGCTCTGCGGGATACAAAAGCAGAACCGTTTGCGGCACCACCAATAGAGGCACCCATAAATACCGTAGATGCACCTCCGTCTGATTCATCAAAGCCGCCGTCAGTAGTAGTAGTACCAACCAGCAAGTTGCCGCTAGTGTCAAGGCGCATCCACTCCGTGACGCCAAGCATGCTGCTAAAAATTAGCGGCGCTTTGGAGTCGCTTGTAAGCGAAGTCCCAGATTGAATAAAGTTTGTGCCGCTGTTGTTGAGAAACCGCAGCGCCGTGCCAGCGTCTTGCACAATAGACGCCGTACTGGCAGCAGAATAAACATGAAGTTTTGATGATGGACTAGTGCCAATACCGACATTGCCGCTGTAATCAATAGTCATTTTGGCATCAGATAACTGTACATTTCCGCTACCTGCTGAATTATCTAATGCAAAGTGCATTTTTCCTCTAGCATTAGCATCTACTGACTCAAAAATTACCGCACCTTTTTGATAAGTATTTCCTGAAAAACCAAAAAGCATACCAACGGTATTACCTACAGTACCTAAAGTTGCTGACTCTAAAGATAGAGGATATGAAATTGCAGAGTCGTTTCTAGATGAAATAGTGTAACTGGGCAAACTAGTGCCGATACCCAACGCCTCCGCAGAAGCATCCCAGAACAACTTTGCAGTCGTGCCAGTGTCTTCGTAGAAGCTGATGTCTCCGTTGTTAGCTATTTTAAGCCTTTCTTTTAAGGATGTGCTTCCTGATGGCGTTGTTTGCAAAGACAGGTATGCAGGAGTGCTGGAAGATGTCCAAGCCGCACCATCTGAAAATGATTGTATCGACGCTCCAGATACAAATGTTGTACCTGTGCTATAAGCGTCAAAGTTCAGCCTTCCAAGTTGATAGCCGCCAGAACTTGGAACCCCTGCTCGTTGAGAATTAAAACCAACAAAAGAACCTGAAGTTGTAACTTTAATATCACCATCTGTAGACTGAACACCATCGCTGACAACTGTGCCAGTTACGTCGATGCCTGTTGGGCCTAGTGTTGCTAGAGTAGCTCCATTGTCTACAAATAATATTGGGCCTATGTCGGCATCAATACCGCCGATGTACAGATTATTTGCGGAATTTACACCAAACGCTCTAGTAGCACTTCCGCTAGAGTTTGTTACCTTTAAATATTCAGCATTATTTTCTAGCGTTAAACCGTTAGAAACAACTGTGCCAGTTACGTCGATGCCTGTGGAGGTTGTGGCTAGTTTTAGACTGTTGTCGTAGAACAGTTCACAATTACCGTCAGGTGTAAAAATAGCCATGTTTTCTGTAGGTGACTTTTCAATGCGAACACCACCGCCAGAAGAATTTAAAACAAGCCTTCCAGTACCTTGATCGCTAACGTAACTATGACTACCATCATGATAAATCTGTAGGTCAGAGCCAGCACCGAACACTGCTTTATCATTGTCACCAAAGTTAATGTCAGCAGAGGTAGTCATACCGTCTGTGGTGATGACACCCGTAACGTCGATGCCTGTACTTAGGGTTGCGAGCTTCTGTGAACCCGCGTGATATAGCTTCGCCGCACCACCATTTTCAGCAACAATCATGTCTGCGTTTGCAGAAGTTCTGAGCTTAATCGAAGCGCCGTCAGTTCTAATGTGTAGGTTTCCAGTGCCTACATCATCAATAAAACTTGTACCTCCGTCGTGATACAGTTGTAAGTCGCTACCCGCACCGAAGATAGCCTTGTTGTTATCCCCAAAGGTGATGTTGCCGCCAAGCGTCAGCCCAGTGATCGATGTGGTGCCATCTAAGATGTCATCAATAGAATCAAAGTTAGTATTAAGCTTAGTTCCCCACGTATCTTCTGAAGCGCCTACTTCGGGCTTAGTCAGGCTGTAGGTGGTAGTCGTTGTGTCAGCCATTTAAGCGGCCTCCCATATCTCGTCGGTAATGGTTTGATCTGTCCATGTAGCGCTATCTTCAGTCGTATCTGTCCAAGTCGCGCTGCTAATAACTACGTTTGACCAATCAGCACTTATCTCTGCCTGATCAGTCCATGTCTCTGCATCAATCGGCTGATCAACCCAAAGAATTATTCCTGAGCCAGCAACAACGCTTGTTCCGCTGATAGCTGACCCTGTATTAACTGTTACTGCGCCATTCGGAGTTACTGTCGCCACACCTGCGATTGACAGCGCCCCGCGTACTACATTTACGCCACTGGCGCTAATTATACCACTTGCAGCGATTGCAGACGCAGAATTCCTTGTCCTTGCACTTTCGATAGCAATCGCGCTAGACCCGGCAATGGCCGTGTCGGCAATAAAGACACGCTCGCCATTAGGTGTGATCGTCGCAGAAGCCGATATAACGCTCGATACCTGCCGTATGACGCCGGCAATGACAGAAGTAGTCGAAGCCGCTGTAATTGCTGTATCGGCCTCTCTAACCCTCTGAGCGGATGGTGTAACGGTAGCGGACGCAGATACTGTTGATGCGCCCAGCTTTATCTTTTCGCCAGCGGATGCCGTGCTAGATGATGCAGGAATAACAACTGGCGACTTGCGTACACGCGTTGCAGCAAATGATGTGCTCGCCGTAGCTGTAATGGTGGCCCCGGCTACACGGATACAACTTGCCACCGGAGAAGTCGCAGACGTTACTGTGACGGTTAGATCGCCAAACCTAACACGTACACAGCTAACGGCTACTGAGGATGTTGCTGGCCCTAAGCTAGTGCCTTCCTCAAGATCAGCCGTGGAATACGCGGCATAGCCGTATTTCCACTGACCGTAATTCATTAGTCGAGCGTGATGTCTAAGTCACCAGCAGGTACACGGAATACATCCCCGGTCTCTACGGCCTTAGATGCTGACAACGTGCCATAAGCCATTAGATTGCCGCTAGATGCCGCATCAAACACACCTACGTGAGTGATCGTTCCCCAGTTGCTTCCTGCCGTTGGGTATTCGACAGCCGCACTGTTAGTGGCCTCATTGCCAGACACAGTAAACGCGACAGTCTGCCGGGCGTAGCTAGTGCCAGAACACTCTGTGCCACCGCCGGTATCGCTAGGCGCTGCTGTGAACAAGGCCAAATAATGAGTGCCGGGAGCTGTGTAGGCGTTGCCGCCAAACACATGGTCTAGGATTTCTGTTTCAAGGTAGTTAGTAAAGCTCATGCGAGTCCCCTGTTTTTCATGACGAGGCCCACGCCTGAGAAGACAGCCTCATCCGATGATTGGTTAAGACGCTGCATTGCAGCACCATAAAGTTGCGCCCATACCGCTGTGCGAGCATCGTCCGATAGATACGGCGCACTGTGTACCAATGAGCCATACAAATACACGTCAGGGGCTTCGGTCAGTAGCCAGTTAGTCGTGTCCGAGTCTGACAGCGCAGGTACTCGCTGGTAATACAATAGCTCTACGCCATACGACCCATCCGGGGTAGGGAAGAACTCAAACTGATTTTCTGAGTGCCGATAGAATCTTGGCACACCGGAAGTATCGAGGTTGCCTGATCGCTTATCAGCCATCGTCTGAGCGCTCACCAGATCCAGCGCACGAGTGTTGTTGCTCGTTAGGTGGATGCGGATAGTCTCAAGCCAATCGCCGGGCTTAGTCATGTACTGACTATCGATTGTCCCAGTAGCCCGGTTCTCCATCTTGTAATGACGTAGATCACGCGCAAACTGAGCCTCTGCCAGTGAGATAAACGTCGGTATTACCGATGTCAGGTCGTCACGGTTCAGGAAGTCAGCAATTGAGCTTTTAAGTTCGGAGTAGTTAGTCAGTGCCATTACTTCTTCTTCTTAGCCGTTTTAGCGGCCTTCTTGAATTGCTTAGCTGTAGGCGCGCCTTTCTCGCCGGGCTTGCGCATCTTTTCGCCAGAGCCGGCCTTGATGCGCTTACGCTTAGCATGAATATTGGCGTATAAGCCTTTCTTACTTGCCG